CTTGGAAAGTTGTTGCGTACCAACAACTTCAGCGCAACAGCTCTGCCTCAGCCTCAGGCTCAAGATCGACATCACGCTCAAGATCGACATCACGGACCAAGATCGTTACCCGTCGGTAACTTATAACGGGCCTCTCCCGAGAAGTCGATCTTGACCCACACTAGGACCTGCCCTCGACCCCTACGGCCGTCTACGGTGTGTTGACGCACGCGCAACACACACTCTAGGCCCCAGCCTACCCGAGCCGAGCCGGGCGACGGCTACGGAGAGTAACGAAACCAGAAGCTCCAGTTACGGAGAGTAGTTCGATCTTGGTCCGGCTACGGAGAGTAACCGAAACACAAGATCGTTGTTACTCTCCGTCAACCATTTATAACGGTTTGGTCTCGTTTAGGTAACGAAACGGTAACTTCGGGCGCTCATCCCTGTTGGAGCAGGTAGGTTCTCTCTCGAACGTGAACGTGGACGCCGGGACCGACCGGCTGGCCAGCCTGGGTATGAGCCGGGTGCCGCTGAACCTCAGGCGGCAGTGAGTCGGTACGATGAGGCGATCAGGCCCCGTTGAACTGAAGGCCCCGAGTCTGTGGGGCGCGCAGGGAAAGCGGCTGGGACCTACCAAGATCGTAACTAACTCAAGAGAGTGAATCCTCCCTCCAATGACGAAACGTTGGGGCGTCGCATCAGTCGTCCGGTCAGCACCGCGAACCGCACGCCGCGAACCTCAACGTCCATCGGAACCAAGGCCCAGTCCGATGCTGATGAGTCGGGCCACAATCCCTTGGAGGGAAACGAAATGAACGCCAACACCACTGTTCTGAAGACCAACGCTGGCCGCCACTTCCACCTGTTCGCTGACTGCGCTGCCCTGGAGACTGGGCGCCGCAACAGTGAGAAGGCTGGCCGTGAGATCCACGTTGAGATGTGGGTGCCGTTCGCAGAGGCCATCGATGACGCCATGTTCGGCTGCATCGCGTGCCACAAGCGTGCGGGCGTGAGCCTTGCTCCTGAGGCCGACCGCAAGGCAGTCTACGCAGCGCGCGCCGCTGCTCGGCTGGCCAAGCGTGAGGCCAAGGCTGCGGCTCTGGCTGCCAAGGCCACCCCGGTGGCTGAGGTCACCGTCGTGGTCGAGACGCCTGCTGTTGTCGACACCATCGATGCTGACGTGGAGCGCATGCTCAACGCCATCATCACCTACCTGTCGCAGTTTGGCCTGACGGTCGCTGCGGCTTGAGGCGAAACTCGTTGCCTAGCAACGAGTCCACCGGCTTGGTATGCCGGTGCTGATGAGCCTACCAACTTGGAGGATGAAATGGAAGACACTGGCCGAGTGTGGTTCATCGTTGAAGGTGACGTTGACCTGCTGACAGTCGAGCCCACCGGGCTTGACTATGAGACCTGGACAGAAGCCAAGGATGAAGATGGTGACCTCTGGTATCTCTCAGATACTGGGACGGTGCTGTCTGCTGATGAGTTCTTTGGCGAGTGAGGCGAAACACGTTGGGAGCCAACGTGTCCGGTGACTTGGTATGTCACCGCTGATGAGCCTACCAAACTGGAGGATGACAATGGACAGAATCCGCAAGTGCATGCGATGCGGACAGCCGTTCACGTTGGGCCCCAAGCAGTCGTTCACCACGACCACTTGCCCCACGTGTCGTGAAGTCCAGGACCGCCACCAGTCGGCGGCCAGGCTTGACCGCAAGGTCAACCGTGGCCTCCAGGGTGGCTTCCCTAAGCCACCCAACTTGAGGTGGTGAGGCGAAACTTGTTGCAGCGCAACAAGTCCATGGGGTTGAGCATCCCATGCTGATGAGCCGCTCACAATTTGGAGGATGAGATGAACAAGTACACGATCCACCTGGTGAACGGTGATGGTGTTGTTGTGCGTGGTGTCATGACCACCAGCGACGACACCGTGACGGTCACTGAGAAGGGTGGCAAGGCATACGTGTTCCCAAGCGCATCTGTCCTGTACTGGACGGTGTCAGCCTGATGGCCACGACGCACGACGTGTTCACGTGCCACTGCCACGAGACTTGCTCGTGGTGCACGGAGCCAGTGCTGAACAGCAGTCTGCGCGAGACCAACGATGGTGCGCGTATCTGTCGTGCTTGCTGGGCAGTGTACACCAGCAAGTGATGGCGAAACCTGTTGCGAGACAACAGGTCTGCGGGTGATGGGCAACCCCGCACTGATGAGCCGCCCAACAATGGAGGATGACAATGGCAGGCGATTACACGGGACCTGGACACCGCTTGGTGTCTGGTGAGGTCCCAGCCGTTGGGATGCGCGTGATGAACAATGACCTCCGATGGGGTGTCATCGTTGAAGTTGCCGATCCTGACGGTCACCAGACCTGCGGATGGTACTGCTTGGCTTGGCACAAGGTTCAGGTTGATGGCCAGAGTGGCACGAGCAGTTTTAATTGTGACCGTTTGACCACGGTTGACAACATCCGCGTGAACCGTCGCTGACAGGACGAAACACCATGACTACCATGGTGTCGCGGCATCATGTGCCGCCTGATGAGTCCACAATAAAACTCATGAGTCTAGGACCTACCCAGGCCGGTCCGGCTGGCGTAGGCTCCGCGTAGCAAGATCGTTTCCGATGGTCGGAAACGTGTTGTGAATTGGAGGATGGAATGACAGAGACCACTGTCAAGGCACCAACGGCTGAGGCCGATGGCGCCACCGAGGCAGAGGCTGCGGCCACACCTGAGAAGCCTGCGAAGACCATGCAGGAGAAGGTGACCGCAGCCATGCAGCGGCCCATGCCTGAGTTCCACGTTGACTTTGTCAACTGGCTCTCTGGCTACGGCGTGGACGACATTGACCTGCGGTCGGTGCTCGCTACGATGTCGCTGTACAACGTGTTCCGTGCCACGCCTGAGTTCATCGCCAAGCGCGATGCAGTGAAGGCTGACCGGGCCACGAAGACCAAGCCTGAGAAGGATCTCAGCACGCTCACGCCTGCTGAGGCCAAGGCTGAACTGGAGAAGATCCAGGCGGCTCAGGTTGCAGCGCAACAGCGTCAGGCCAAGCAGGCCGAGCGTGCCGCTGCGATCCAGGCGATGCTGGCTGAGGCTGGCGTCAGCACCGCATCGGATGCCGATGGCGAGGCGGTCGATGAGGTTGCGGTCGATGAGGAGACTGCCGAGGCTTTCTAGCCCAAGCAGCACGGTGGGCCCCAGGGTGACGCGCCCTGGGGCTCACCCCGCATGTCACAGGACGAAACTTGTTGCCTAGCAACAAGTCCAGCGCTAGTTGCGCTGCTGACGAGTCCAGATTGACTTCAATTGGAGGATTAGTAATGCGTGCCGCCAAGATTATCATCACCATTGGTGCTCTCGTGACCGTTGCGGGCATTGCCCTCACGGCATGCGGGGCCAGTGGCGCGACCAACTCGCCTGCCGTCAGCACGACGCCGGTGGCCGAGCAGTCGCAGGCACCGGACATGACGACAGGGCAGCAGAACGCTGTTCAGTCGGCGCAGTCCTACTTGGACATGGGCAGTGGCTTCAGCCAGGCCGGTCTGATGGAGCAGTTGACCTCCACCTCAGGTGAAGGCTTCAGCAAGGCAGACGCAACGTTTGCTATCAACAACATCAAGCCGGACTGGAATGAGCAGGCTGTGCTCAGCGCCAAGGGTTACATGAAGATGGGCGGCTTCAGCCGTGCGTCGCTGCTTGAGCAGTTGACGTCCAAGGCTGGTGCCGGCTTCACCCAGGCGCAGGCGCTTCACGCGCTGAAGGCTGTTGGGTACTGAACAGGACGAAACCCCATGCGCGCCATGGGGTCCGCACGTGAAGCGTGCGCTGATGAGTCCATCAGAAAGTCAAGGAGGATGAATGAGTGCGATGATCACCGAGGATTGGCAGATCGCATTGTTTGCGCTTCAGCAGGCAAAGCATCGGCTGCGTCTGGAGATCAACACTGGCATGCGCTTCAAGTCAAGCACCGTGAAAGCGTTGCGGAGTCTGGGATACACCAGCGCTCGCAACAACGTTGGCGCGCTGACTGACCTGGAGTACATGCTTGAGAAGATCGCAGACGGCAAGATGGTCTACGACAGCAGCACTCACCGATGGAAGGATGTTGGCGATGTCTGAGCAGCCGATTGTCGAGCAGCCTGAGAAGGGCAAAGACACATTCGTGGATGAGATTCCTGACTGTGACTTCGACAGCCCTGAAGAGCAGGCCAAGGCAACGGTCGATGGTGCGACCATCTTTGGCTACTGGGCGAACATGTGCAACTTCCACTGGCTGCAGTACGGTCGTGGGCTGGGCACTGGTGTCGGGCAGCGGCTTCACCCGCTTGCTGAGAAGCCTGAGGGTTGGGAGTAACAGGACGAAACCTCATGCTAGCCATGAGGTCGCAGGCTGAATGCCTGCCTGATGAGTCCAGATTGACTTGTGGAGGATGAAATGTACGAGACCAGAGACGTCAGCCACCTCACCCTCAAAGCCGACAGCGATGTCGTCCGTGAGCAGGTCATCCGAATCAACCTTGATTCAATTGACATCGCTGAGAATGTCGACACCGTGCGTCTCGCCGTGATGACCTCTCGTGGTCGGGTGCGGTCGATGGTGTTCCGGCGTGATCAGGTGGTGTTCTGAATGGCCACGTTGCGCAGCCCCAACGAGTTGGTTGAGGCTGGCATCGAAATCATGTTGGACGGCAAGGCGCCAGCCAATCGTGATGAGCAGGTGATGCTGATGAACTTCATGGCAGCAAACATCGCCCATGGAGTTGAGCCTGCTGCCTGCAGGTTGATGAAGACACTGTACGGAGACCACTTTGGTCTCCTCACAGATGACGATGTCGAGCGCATCGCTCTGTACCAGCAAGGTCTGAAGTAACAGGACGAAACCTGTTGGTAGCCAACAGGTCCGTGGGTAAGGCCCACGCTGATGAGTCCAGGTTGACTTGCGTTGGAGGACAAAGTGGCATCAATCAAGTGCGGCAATTGCGGACAGAGCCATGAATCAACGGCCCAGGTCCGTACGTGCTACGCCACCCCCGCAGTGCCCAAGATCACGTCCAATCAAATGGGCTACCTGCAAAGTCTGATCACCTCACGCGTGACGCCAGATGGCATCAATGGTGAGATGCTCCGTGACTTGAGCAAGGTTGAGGCCAGCAAACTGATCGACAAGATGCTGGGTCAGCCGTTTGTGACCAACGCTGGGCTCATCCCAGATGACATCCCCGATGGGCGCTATGCGTTCATCGAGGACAAGGTCGCAAGGTTCTACAGGGTCACGACAGACAAGCGGAACAACAGGAAAGTCCAGCGAGTGCTGGGTGCTCCTGGTGACTTCAGGTACATGCCGATCCCAAGAACAGAAGCACAGAAAGTCATCACGATCATCAAGGATGACCCTGCGCTTCACAGCCAGCTGTTTGGCCATGTTGTTGGGGCGTGCGGGGTGTGTGGCAGCCCATTGACCGATCCTGAGAGCATTGAACTCGGCATCGGTCCCATCTGCGCAGGCAAGATGGCTTGGTGAGGTCGAAACCTGTTGCCTAGCAACAGGTCCGTGGCTAAAGAGCCATGCTGAAGAGACCGGGAGGATTGGTGTTCAGTGAACGACAGCAGCAACAGAACGGTGGGTCATGCGAGCAAGCGTGCGCGTGGCTTCAAGGGCAGGCTTACCGTCGTGCCCAAGCCTCAGCCGGCAATCACAATCAAGCCGGACCCACTGGCGTGGCGCACGGCTGTGCAACTTGCTGGTGGCGACCACAGCCGGTGCGTCGCTCAGAGTGACGGAACAGTCATGATCTACAACAACTCTGTGAGGTAGCAATGCCTGAAACGCAGAAGCACAAGTTGAGCCTGTTCCGAGGCAAGGATGGGTGGACAAGCGCCTGTCTTTGTGGATGGGTCGGCAGGGTCAGCGGCAGTCGCACATATGCTGAGAATGACGGCGATGATCACATGATCGCTGTCACTCGCAGCGAGCCAGATGAGGTGGCGTGATGCCCAAGTACATGATCATCTACAGGCTGCGAGATTCAGACGAGTGGCTGATGAACATGGCCTACTTCACGAATCACATTGGCGTGTTTGAGTATGACATGATCTTCACCATTCGCACTGAGAATGGCGATGACAGTGTTCGTGTCATTGACTTGAACAAGGGCAATGTGACGAGTGAGATCAAGGATCCACGTTTGCCCAAGTAACAGGTCGAAACGCGCCAGCCAGGCGCGTCGCTGGGTCGGGCCCAGCCTGATGAGACCATCAGAAACCCATTGGAGGGCATGATGAATCGCGACAACAAAGTTGTCGTGGATGTAGACCTTGGTGAGAACAAAGTCATCACCATGTCTGCTTATCAAGAGGCTGATCCAGACAAATTCAAGGCGGCTGGTTTCTCTTGGCAGAAGACCACCAGAATGTGGCGAGCGCCACTGACGATGGACTCATGTCGAGCGTTGCGTCGTGAGTTTGGCAATCGGCTTGTTCTGTCGCCAGAGATCACTGCGTGGGCGACAGCACAGAAGCAGGCAGATGCTGAGTTGCGTGAACTCGCCAAGGCTTCAGCCGCGACACTGACGGTCACGCCGACCCTTGCTCCCGCAATGGCCAAGTTGATGGACAACCGCACCTATGAGCAAGTGGGCGCTCAATTCATCAACAAAGCGAATGGCAATGTGCTCATCGCTGATGAGCCAGGGCTGGGCAAGACTCTTGAGGCCATCAGTGGTCTCATGGAGGCTGGTCGGTGGGGTGGACCGATCTTGATTGCGGCTCCAATGACAAGCCTGCGGCCAACATGGCTGCGTGAACTGACAAGGTTCACACCCGATGCTCACATCACGATTGGTGTCCCACCAACTCGTGACAGCGCAGCGGCCAGGCGAGAGTTGTTGGAGCGGTGGCTTTCTGCGTACCTTGCGACGCCAGACGAGCCACACATCCTGGTGATCAACGCTGAGATGGTCAGGACGGCTGCGGAGAAGTTCCCAGTCATCGCTGGCATCACCTGGAACGCAATCATCCTTGACGAAAGCCACAAGTATCTCAGTGGCATTCGGAGTGCGCAGAATCTCACCTTGACTGGTGAGGCGATGTTGGCTCTCAAGGGTGACTTCAAGATCGCACTGAGTGGAACGCCCATGCGGGGCAAGCCTCGGAATTTGTGGGGCACGCTCCACTGGCTCAGGCCAAAGCAGTACACGTCATTCTGGCGTTGGGCTGGCCAGTACCTTGTCGTTGAGGAAGGCAAGTACGGCAAGATCGTGGGTGGTTTGAAGCCAGGCGTTGAGGCTGACTTGTACCACAGCCTGGACGGAATCATGTTGCGGCGCACCAAGTCTGAGGTGGTCAAGGAATTGCCACCGAAGCAGCACATTGATGTGATGTGCGACATGACAAAGGAACAAGCACGGCAGTACAAGCAGATGGAAGAGAAGTCATACACCGAATTGGGCGATGAGCGAATCACCGCTGCGGGTGTGCTGGCAATCATGACTCGCCTGAAGCAGATGGCATCGTGTGCATGGGAGCCTGGGCCTGCTGGTAAGCCCAAGCCGCTCATGAACGCCAAGATGTCTGGCAAGGCGGCCATGATTGAGCAGATGCTCATCGAGCGTGGCATTGCTGGTGATGCCAGAGAGGGTGACGGCAAGATCGTCATTGCCTCTCAGTTCACAGAGATTGTGGACTCACTTGAGAAGTTCCTGGCCGAGATCAAGGTGCCTACCATGAAGATTACGGGTGCCGTGAAGGAGAGCAGGCGGCTGGAGGTCACCCAAGACTTCCAGTCAGTCGGTGGACCACGAGTGCTGCTTATGAACACCATGGCTGGTGGCGTGAGCATCACTCTGGATGAGCACTGCGATGAATTGATCATCATTGACGAGACGTGGGTGCCGGACGACCAGGAACAACTGGAAGATCGGATTCACCGCGTCTCCCGCATTCACCAGGTGATGATCTACAGGTTGCTCACGACCGACACTGTTGATGAAGAGATTGATGGCGTCAACATTGCGAAGGATCAAGTCCAGAAGCAATTGCTTGATGGACGTCGTGGAGTGGAATTGGCCAAGCGGCTACTGGGAGGACAAGCAGCGTGAGCGAGTTGACAAGGTGTAACTTCTGTATCCTCAACAACATCATCAGACGCTACAGTGGGTCTGGGATCAAGGTTGGGCTCCAGCCTGCTGAGGATGGCTCTGGCTGGATGGAAGTTTGGGTGGCTGGCCAGCGCCAGGCATCGTTCATGGAATTGACCGATCACTGCGTCTGCTGAGGAGAAGAAATGGCTGGACGTTCTGGCACCTCTGTTCTGCTGAAGTTCTTCGGCAAGATCGACCCAACACAGACTCTTCAGGCATTTGCTGATGAGACGCACGACCTGTCTGACCGTGACTTTGAGCAATTGAAGTCAGGCATTGAGAGCGGCACCTTCACCTACTAGGTCATGGGAGGCAACATGATCAAGTGGTGGCGCAGGCGTCGTGCTCGCCGTCGTGCCGAGTATGAGGCATGGGTCAAGTACGACAGTCAGCCATACGACTGAGGACGAAACCTGTTGAGGGCCAACAACTCTCAGCAGGTCGCTGGCTACCTGGCCAGCCTGATGAGTCCAAATGGGAGGGTGAAGAAAGTGAACAACGAACGACGCAAGAAGATTGCTGAGGTTCAGGCCAAGTTAGAGGCAATCAGCATCATCAACCTGGTGCCTGAACTCCAGGTCCTGCTTGAAGAAGAGCAGTCCTACGTGGACAACATGCCTGAGTCATTGTCAGGCAGCGAGCGTGCGAGCATGGCTGAAGAGGCTGTGAATGCGCTCGATGAGGCAGTGTCCAATCTTGAGGATGCTGCCAACACGCTCCAGGCGTCCATCGACGCACTGACCGATGCGGGTGCGTGATGGCCATACCCGCAGAGACGTTCACCATTGAGTATCAGATTGTTCCTGATAATGGTGAGCCATTCCCAATTGAACAAATGCAATTCTTCATCGACGGTGTCCCTGAGGACTGGGCCGTCTGTGAGGCCTGCGGCAAGGAGTGCACTGAAGGCTTCAACGGTGAAGTTGTTACCTGCACAGCATGCACGTTGCACTTCCTGTTCATGAGTGGCGATGTTCGCATTGTCTCATTCAATGGACAGCCAATCAAGATGGCTGGTGCGTAATGGCCATCGTGGAGGGTGTTGAATGCCCAAGAGGGCATGCGATTGAGTACAACGGCAATTACTTCTGTGTCACTGGTTGCTGGGTCATGGGTGAGGAGAGAAGCAAGTTCAACAAGCACATCATCAGGACCTACTTGCTTCAGGTCTACAACGATCCCAGGTCCACACCATCAGTCAAGGAAATGGTGCTTCACTACCTGAAGGAATACGCAGATGAGTGATGACAACGGGGTGCGTGGCTTCAACAGCATGGAGGAAGCGTTTGCCTACATGGCTGAACAGCGTGAGCGTGCTGATGCAGGTGTTGTGCCTCTCCAGCGCACTTTGCTGGATGGGCAAGAGCATTGGTACTACACTGAATACTTCGGCCTGGCTATTGCAGGCTACATCCCCACCGTGGAAAGTCTCGTTGAAATTGAGCGAGGCTATTACGACATGACCGATCCGATGGACAAAGCCGAGTTTGAGTACACGGCAAACATGATGCGGAACATGGTCCACAACAACATCGTCCAGGTCAAGGCTTACTCCACGGTGGAGCCAAATGGCGAGCCTGGCAGCACTCATGTGGTTGCCTGTTTGCCAATCACTGAAGAGGCATTTGACGAGTTCATCGCCAATGGCTTCAGAATGGGCAAGGACACACCCACGCTCATTCGCAATGTCGTGGATGCAATGTCCACGATCGGAGAACAGATGGGAGAGGCTGGCAAATAACAGAATAAATAGACGCCGAAATACCTTGATCCAACAGGGGAAACCCGGTAGAATAGCCCTAGTGGACAGGAAGGAAACCGTTGGCGAGCAACGATGAAGTGCTTGAGGCCATTGCGAGCCTCAAGGCTCATTCAGACAAGATGTTCCTAGCGCAAGACAGCCAATTCAGCGCTTTGTCTTACTTGCTTGAGCAGCAGACAAGGCGCTTGGACGAACAGGTGAAGTTGATTGATCGCCTGCTGCTGCGCAACCACCAACTCCACATGGAAAGTTTGAAACGTGGCCGCTGATAGCATCCTGCTCCTCAATGCGTGGTGTCCGATGCATGAGGAGACAGACAAGGATGGCAACAGGATCAAGTTCACGTCCAAGGTACGGCTCCAATTCGTTGAGTTGCCGGCTGACCCGGTGTACGATGCTTGGGTCTGCTCACTGCCGCCTGATGAATGCTCATGGTTCATCTTGGTAACCAAGGGTTCCACTCGTGCTGGTGACTTCATGAGTCAATCATGAGCGACCTCATCGTGATCCGCACGAGCGAGCGAGCGGCACTGAAGCGCTGTCCCCAGCGTTGGTGGTGGGGCTGGCGTGAAGGCTGGAAGCCCAAACGGCCAGCAGATGCTTTATGGTTCGGAAGTGGCGTTCACCTTGCGCTCGCAAAGTGGTATTTGCGGGGTGGCGAACGGGGCCCAACACCCGCAGAAACATGGGCGCGATGGGTTGTTGATGAGGAGCGATACATCAAGACCCAAGGTGTGCTGATCGATGAGACAAAGTGGATCAGTGCGCGTGACCTTGGCTTTGCCATGCTCATGGACTATGTTGATACGTATGGCAAAGATGACAACTGGGACGTCATCGCGACAGAGCAGCCGTTTCAGGTTCGCATCCAGGCAGCCCATGTGCCTGGTGGCTACATCATCTTCAGCGGCACATTTGACGGGGTGTATCGTGACCTCGTGGATGGCTCGCTGTGGTTGATGGAACACAAGACAGCCAGTGGCTTTCCAAACATTGGCTTCTTGGAGTTGGACGATCAAGCCTCTGGCTATTTCATGGCAGCCGAGATCACGTTGCGGCACAAGGGTTTGATCAGTGAGCACGAGCATTTGTCTGGCATCATGTACAACTATCTTCGCAAAAAGATGCCCGATGATCGGCCAAAGGATGCACAAGGCCGAGCACTCAACAAAGATGGGTCAATCAGCAAGCAACAAGATGTGGCGCGCTACATGAGGCATCCTGTGTGGCGGTCTGTGGAACAAAGGCAACGGACAAAGCAGGCCATCATCAATGAGGCCGAGTTGATGGTGATGTACAGAGAGCACAGGCTGTCCATTACCAAGACTCCAACTCAGGACTGCACATTCTGTCCATTCTTCCAGATGTGTCAATTGCATGAATCTGACGCAGACTGGATGGAGTTCAGGGACGCCATGTTTGATCGGCGTGATCCCTACAGTGACCATCGGCTCGCAATCAAATCAGCCGGATCGGAGGTGATTTGAAGTGGCACGACACAGCGCAACCACTCGCGGTCTGAATGACCTGGCGAGCCTAAAGAGCAGGCTTGCTCGTGACTACGGCTTTGGCCGCGTCAGTTGGGACGACTTTGAGTTCATCAACATTCGGTTGAATGAGGTTGAGGGCCGTCTTGTTGAGATGGCAGCCAACGACCCAACTCGACTGATTGAGGAGGCACGGCGTGACAACAGCGTCGCCTAGCACCACCGGCCTACCAGAAGCCATTATTTCACTTGAGGCGTATGACGAATCCATCAACATGATGATCGTCGCTGAGAGTGGATGGGGCAAGACGGTAATGGCCGGCACCGCAGATCAGCGCAAGACAGATGGTCCCAGGGCTCTGTTCCTAGCGACAGAGACTGGGACCATTTCTGCTGCTCGGGCAGGCTCGACAGCCAACATGTGGCCCATCAAGCAGTGGTCTGATCTTGTTGAGGCATATGCCTATCTCACCCAGGGTGATGGGATGGAGAAGTTTCAGTGGGTGCTGCTGGACAGCGTCACTGAGATGCAGAAACTTTCCATGGACGACTCTTTGCGGAGGGCAGTTGACTCCAGCAAGGGCACGCGTGACCCTGACGTGCCTCAGATTCAAGATCACCTCAAGGTCCAGCAGCAGACGCTGAACATGTTGAGGCGCTTTAACGAATTGCCCATCAACTGTCTGTACACGGCTTTGCCGTTGCGGCTGGATGATGAGGAGGGCAACCCATACTTCCTGCCGGCACTCGATGGCAAGCAGGGTGGGATCGCTCAGCAGGCCATGGGCTACATGCATGTTGTAGGACATGGTGTCAAGCGCAACATCAAGGTCACAGTCGATGGGGCTGAGAAGACCAAGATGGTGCGGCGCGTGTACTTCCAGAGCAATGGCCCATACAAGGCCAAGGACAGGTACGGTGTGCTTGGTCGGTTCCTGGATGACCCGACCATTCCCCGCATCGAGGAATTGATCAACAAAGACAAGCCCAAGGACGCAATGCGGATCGCCCACACTGTCACGCCTGTCCTGGCCATTCCATCGGCTCAGGTTGGCGAGATTGTGGACGCCGAGATAGTCAGTGATGAGTACTGAGCAAAGTGCTGTCACCGCTGTGTCTGTCTTTCAATCGGCATATCCGGTGTACATTCACTACTTCTCACAGGCCAAAGGTGGCGTGACTATCGTGTCACGCTACCCAACAAAGGGTTGTTTGGTTGTCAAGACAACGCTGGGCAAGGAGGTGTTTGAGGACACGACATACTTCAGGAACGACAGTGCTGTTTGGCGCTTTGCCAAGAAGGTTGGCAAACCCTATGAGGAGGCTTGATGCCCAAAGTAATCATCGACACCAGTGGCGTACCAGAGGGCAATTTCCAGCCCTATGATGGGCCCATCCCGCCTAAGGGTCTGTACAAGGCAGTCTGGAAGCGTGGATGGTGGACCAAGAGCAGCACGGACAAGCCGATGATCAAACTGCTCTTTGTCCTTGAGACGGACAACGCGCAGAAGAAGCAATTCAACGGCTGCCCACTCTTCCACAACATCACGTACGAGGCATCAACGATGTGGAAGATGAAGGAATTGTTCAATGCGCTGAATGCGGGCGCCAAGGCCGGCATCGACTACGATGACAAGGGTGATGTCAAGCGAATTGGCCGAGCGCAGCCAGGCAAGACATTTCTGCTCATCCACAGCGATGTGGGCTCGTGGAAGGGACAGGCACGTGCGGAAATCTCAGCCCTAGCACCACTTCCAAGGGCAGAGGGTGAAGAGGAAGTTGAGTCGTTTGAGGACGACGGTGAAGAGGCCACGGCATTTGAGGATGCCCAAGGCGTCGACATGAGCGCAGGCGATGAGTTCAGTGGTGAGGACATGGGCGATCCATGGGCCACGCCAAGTGGCGGCATCCCAGAGCAAACAGATGAGCCACCGTTCTAGCAACAATTGGCTGGGTGGCCTAGCAAGCCACCCAGCCACCAAACCAACGGGAATCAAATGATGAAAGTTCACCTGCCATACGCAGATTGGAAACTCAATGCTGCCATTCTTGACGACAGGGTCCTTGACATCCAATGCAATCACACGGTCACGATCCTGGAGACCATACTAGGCAAGACAAAGGGCTGGCAGTGGCATCCTGGTGTCACCATGTGGATGGGGCACGAGGACTTTCTGGCTCAGCAGTCTTTCCTGTTCTACAAACAGTGGGCTGATCTCGGCTACCCAGACCACTGGACAAAGCGGCTCAACAAACTTGGTTACTTCAAGGGACACACCCAACCAGAGAAGCCATGGTGGTGGGGCCACAAGCATTTCCACGAGACGAACAAGTCAGCGTTGCTGAGGATGAATCCTCAGTGGTACCAACAGTTCTTTGTGGGCGTGCCCAATGATCTGACTGAGTGGTGGCCAGCACGTGAGCCAGGTCACTGGCGATATGGGCCACAGCCTCAGCCTGGTGGCGGCTTTGACTACATCATTGATGGCAAGCCCATCTACAAGTCTGTCAAGACGATGCCCCAGGAGGCATTTGTGCAGCACGCAAATGTCTTCCACAATTTGATGCCTGATTTGAAGACAGGCGTCCCTGAGAACCTCAACGACACGATGCGCGAGATTCTTGTTGCGCTGCATGATCGGTTCCACAAGCAAAGGGTGTACATCAGTCACGACCATTCGTGAGGTGGGCCTATGTCGAGCGTTGCGGTATTGGGCTGTGGACCTGCGGGGTTGTTGGTCGCTCATGCGGCCCAACTCAGTGGCCACGGTGTCACGATCTTCAGCAGGAAAGTCAGGAGCCCCATGGAAGGTGCGCAGTATATGCACACCGACATTCCAGGGCTCAAGGCACCCCAGCCGATGATCCTCAAGTACAGCCTCATCGGCTCTATCGATGAGTACCGTGCCAAGGTGTATGGTGCGGGTGACCCGGACATCGTTGTCTCACCTGAGCAATTTCTTGGTGAGCACAAATGCTGGGATATCAGGGCTATGTACAATCGGCTCTGGATGCACTGGGAAGGGCACATCGTCAACTTTGTCGTGACACAGGCGTCAATCGCGACAATTGTTGAGAGCCATGACTTCACGTTCAGCAGCATCCCATCGACGGCACTGTGTCGATTCGGCAATCACACTGAGAGTCCGCACAAGTTTGACTATGTGCCCGTGTGGATTGATGGAATGTGGAGTGGGCCGACACCAGCCGAAGATCCAGGGCTGTGGGGCCTCACCCCGCATGTGGTGCTTTGTAATGGGCTGAAGGCAGACCCAGGACGAACATTGCTAACAGGTTGGTACCGCACAAGTCACATTTATGGCCACAATAACACCGAGTGGTCATCGCCATCGCTCATTCCAGAGCACAGGCAAGTGGCGGAGAATCTCTGGCGAGTGCGAAAGCCCATAGGTACCAACTGTGATTGCTGGTCTGAGGTCATCAGGGTTGGGCGCTATGGCGCATGGAAGAAAGGTGTGCTGTCTCACGAAGCGTTCAATGTGGCCTTGGAAGTCCTGTCGTGAAACCTGTTGTCGCCATTGACATTGACGGCACGCTTGGGGATCACTATGAGTGGACGCACAGGTTCGCTGAAATGTGGACGGGGCATGAGATCAAGTACAACCCCCACGCAGGGTGGACAATCCCCAAGACCAAGTTTCAATTCCACAAAGCGTTGGGTGTGAGCAAGAGCACGTACAGGCAGATCAAGTTGGCATACCGACAGGGTGGCATGAAGCGTTCGATGCCTTGCTTCCCAGGTGCCGATGAGTTGACGCGTGGCTTGCGCAAGAATGGCGTTGAGGTGTGGATCTGTACCACTCGGCCATATCTGAGGTTGGATGGGATTGACCCTGATACACGACACTGGTTGCGTCGCAATCACATCCAGTTTGACAATTTGCTTTATGGCGAGCGCAAGTATTACGATCTTGTGAAACTTGTTGACCGCCAACGTGTTGCGTGTGTTCTTGATGATCTGCCTGAGATGTGCGAGCAGGCAATGCGTTGTCATCTCACGGCAGTGCTCGCAGACCAACCCCACAATGTTGATTCGCCATGGACAGGGCCACGAGCATTTGACTTGGTCCATGCCTTTCAACTGATCATGGAGGCTGTGGATGGACAGAGGTGATGTGACGAGTGGCGAGTACATCGTCAACTTCCTGTTGCCTGAGTGGGAGGATTACTTCTCAGAGAAGCAGGGTGACTACCAGGGTGCCCATCAAGAGTTGGGCGTTGCCGCTCAATTCGTGGACATCAACCGCAAGGTTGTGAAGTTGCGGCGTGCTCTCTGGGAGGGCATTCCGTTGACCGGTGAGCAGCCGCGTGAGATTCTCATGGACCTCATCGGCCACTGCTTCCTCACAATTGACCTACTGGATGAGGAAGCGAATGCTGTTGAAGCGCAAGCAGAAACGCCAACGATCATCGCCACCTTGGTGGTCGATGAGTAACACCTACTTCATGTTCATCATGTTGGCGCTCGCCATGTTGTTCGCAGTCCTCATTATCTTGATTGGAGTTGAGATAATGCAACCAGGAAGGCCACCATCGTGACCACATTCTTTGAGTACCAAGAGCAGACACGTGAGACAGCCATCTACCCTGGCGCAATGAAGGCAGACATGGATGCTGTCTCCTACACAGTTCTCGGCCTCATCGGTGAGGCTGGTGAACTCGCCAATACCTACAAGAAGGTGATGCGCGATGACAACTACATCATCACGCCGGACCGCATGGAGCGCATGGCTGGCGAGATTGGCGATGTACTTTGGTACGCTGCCAGGCTCAGTGATGAGTTGGGATTGAACCTCAATGTCATCGCGCTGGACAACCTGTTCAAACTGAAGGACCGCCAGAAGCGTGGGACACTGCCTGGCTCTGGTGACACCAGGTGATCCAAATCACAATGGACATGGGTGTCACCCACAGCGAGTTTGGGCCTCACGATGAACTGTGGATCTTGACCGACAATGGCTGGTACGGCATGGCTGGGCATCGTGCCCACAACCAAGACGTCATCGAGCCCGTTGGTTGGTGGTGTGAGGCCAAGCGTGAAGAGTTGTTGGCCCGCCTGGCAATTCGGGTCCGGGCATGAGAGCCAACCTCTCATTCGCATTTGCGATCTTGGCATTGATCCTGGCCATCATCGCAATTGTTATGGCAATGAGGCAGAAGAAGGGAGGTGATAAATAATGGCTGAGCACAGGGCAAGTGACATGCCGACCGATGAGCAAGTTGTTGCCTTGCTCGCATCGACCTACAAGTTGATGAAGTGGATGGACAAGTCATTCAAGGAGAACAGGCCATTCTTCGTGCTGGACAAGGTGCGTTGGATGATCGATGAACGCCCCATGCAAATGGATGGCGTCTCATACTCTGAAATGCGCGAGTACATCAGAGACTTCATGGAGCGCAGGCTCCATGAGCCCACACCAAAGGGAGAGGATTACTGATGGGACAAGAGTACAACATCATGGTCAAGGGCAAGTTGAAGATGGATGACCCGACCAACGATGTCACAACGGAGGATGTCCAGCGTGTCTTGATGGAGGTGCTTGACACCACTGACGTCACCGTTGAGGTGGACAACCCCGAGTACGATGACAACGACGACGACAGCGATGAGCCAGAGCAGGTCGATGTCGTCGGCACATTCAACGTTGAGTCGGTTGAAGTAACGGAGGTGTAGCCCATGCCGATGCGGGGTGGTGACGATCCGTACGCACTGTACAACGTCAAGCGTGGCGAGGCAATTGCCTTGTTGCGTACCATGAGGATTCTCTGGGCAGAGCACAGGCACGATGAGTTCCATGTGCTCTGGCAGAGCCTTGATGATGAGGCCAAGGAGATTGTCTTCACGGTTTGCTTCTCACTACTGCTCCAGGCGACTGAAATGCAGATACACGTCATTGAGATGATGACAGGTGAGGAGCATGGGGATGTCCAGGACTGACTTTGTGTCACTCCACACTCACACGACATACTCATATGGCGACGGACACGGGCAGCCCATGAACTTTGCGACACGGGCAGCGGAGTTGGGCCACCCCGCATTGGCGCTCACCGAACATGGCAATGTGAGTAGTCATGTGAAGCACGAGCAAGCCTGTAGCGCCAACAACATCCAGCCGATCTATGGGTGTGAGTTGTACACACGCGATGAGCCGAACATGCACAAATTCCACCTCATTGCGTTGGCGATGAACCAGCAAGGCTACAAGGATTTGCTGTCACTTGTGTCAGCATCGTGGCGCAATTTCTACTACTTCCCCACGACAACATCCGGCATGATGAGCGAGTTTGGAGGTGATCTCATTGTCCTCAGTGGATGTCTTGGTAGTGCCATCGCGTGCCGAGCGTTGGGCGGCAAGGGCATTGAGAGTGCCGATGCTGGGGGATTATCTGCTGCCCTTGGTGTGGCCAAAGCGATGGAGCGCAGATTTGGTGACCGCTATTATCTTGAGGTCCAAGCATTCCCAGAATTGCCCAGGACCAAGCGGCTCAACCAACTTCTTGTCAAGGTGCATGAGGAGACTGGCATTCCGATGGTCGTCACGTTGGATGCTCACTATCCAACGCCAGATGACAAAGGGATGCACAGCCTTGTCCATGCCATCAGTCGTGGTGGCGCGGCAGGCAAGAAAACTGTTGACCAGCAAGAGGAATCCTGGAACTACCAGGTACCAATGACTTTGTTTGACAGACAAAGTGTTGGGCGCAGATTGGCGGCTGCGGGTGTCGATGACCGACGGCTCGTGAGCCAATGCTTGGACAACACGCTGGAGATTGCGCAGCGATGTGAAGTGACGTTGCCCAAGATGCATCAAATGGTGTACCCATTGCCACCTGGTGTGGTGAAGCCTGAGGACCTGTTGTGGGAATGGTTGCGTGATGGGTGGCGCTACCGTGACATGAACCACAATTTGGCGCCAGGCATGACGGCTGCTGACTACACGGCCAGGTTGAATCGTGAGGTTGGCCTGGCCATCAAGCAAGGCTTTGTGGATTACTTCTTGGTGATGAGCGACGTTGTGCGATGGGCCAAGGGTCAGCAGATAGTTGTTGGCCCGGCACGTGGTTCGGCTGCTGCATCGTTGATGTGCTACTTGCTTCGCATCACTGAGATTGACCCATTGTTCTACAGTCAAATGTACTTTGAGAGGTTCATGGACCCGAACAGGACAGACATCCCTGACATCGACCTGGACTTTGATGATGAGCGGCGTGATGAGATCAGGCTGTATCTCTCGCGTAAGTACGGCAGTGATCATGTTGGTAACATTGGGACTTTCACCAAGTACAAGGGTCGCATCGCGCTTGATGATGTGGCCAGGGTGACCAAGGTTCCATTGGCTGAAGTGACGCGGCTCAAGGAGTTTGTCATTGAGCGGTCATCTGGTGACTCTCGTGTGAGCAACACGCTTGAGGACACCATCGAACAATTCCCAATGGCCAGGGCAATCTATGAGCGCAATCCATCGTTGTCACAGGCGTTGGACCTTGAAGGCATGTTGAAGAGCATGGGTGTTCACGCTGCGGGGTTGGTCATCAGCGACCAGCCGTTGACTGATGTTGCTGCGTTGTACACCCGTGAGATCAAGAGCAAGATACCAGGTGGTAAGCCTCGCAAATTGTCTGTGCTGTCTGTGGACAAATATGATGCTGCTTACCTGGGCATGATGAAGGTGGACATCCTTGGTCTCACCACGTTGGGGCTCATCAGGATTTGTCTTGAAATGACAGGCATGACGCTTGATGAGTTGTATGGCCTGCCCATGGATGATGAGCGAATCATCGATGCGTTTCGTCGGTGCGACGTCAAGGGCATTTTCCAGTTTGAGGGCCGGACCACCCGCAGTGTCGTTGCTGAATTGAAGCCAGACAACTTCCAGGAATTGGTCGATATCAATGCGTTGAGTCGGCCAGGCCCATACCACTCGGGCACAACGTTGGACTACATCAACTCCAAGTGGGGCAAATGGAACAGATCTGATGTGCGCAACGCATGGACGTTCAACGAGGACATCGAACGCATATGCGGCTACACAAAGTTCCAGATCATCTACCAGGAGCAGATGCTGGCCATTTGTCGTGAGATTGGCAACTTTGGTTGGCAGCATGCTGGTGAGATGCGCAAGATGATCTCACTCAAATATGGCGAGGCAGCGATGAACAGCAAGCGTGCGTTGTTCATCGAGGGTGCGTTGGCCAATGGCCTTGATGAGCATTTGGCTGACTTGATCTTCAAGCGCATCGTGACTGCTGGTCAGTACGCATTCAACTTGGCGCACAGCGTCTCATACTCGATGCTTGGGTATTGGGCGATGTACTTCAAGGTGTACCATCCAGCAGTGTTCTATGCGGCATCGTTGCGCAAGACGGACAAGGCCAAGTGGGCAAACCTCATGCGGGACATGCTTGATCCCAAATTTGCGGGTTTGCGGGTGGGTGGTGATCGACTGACCGTGGGCGCAATTGACATCAACAAGTCGAGCATCACTTGGACGGTGGATCAGGAGCGTGGCATCATCCTTCCTGGCTTTGCTCAAATTCCAGGCATCGGTGTCAAGATGGGTGCCGAGATTGCTGTTGAGCGCAAGATGGCTAGGGACATGGGCCAGACATGGGACTGGACGGCCATTGGCACAATCAAGGGCATCGGCCCCAAGAAGTTGGAGGTGTTGCGCGAGTGGGCGACAAAGGATGACCCATTTGGCGTGACATCGTTGCACATCAGCCTTGAGGAAATCAGGATGATGTTGCGTGCTGGCCAATTGATCGACGGTGGCGGGGCCATGCTTCCCGCACCCAGCCACAAGAGTGAAGATTTGCCGTTTGACATGGGTGTGCAATTCTATGACGAGCATGGAAACGCCATGTGGGGCAATGAGGAACGGCTGCCTGTCACGTGGATTGGGCGAGTGAAAGAGCGCAACTTGCGAGACATGTTTGAGGAGTACAGGACACGTGAAGGCAGCGACCTTGACCCCGCAAGCATTAGGCACCCAGAGAAGAAACTCAGCATGATCATGTATGCCTATGACGACACCGATGAGATCAACTTGCGTGTGTCACGGTACAAGTTTGATCAATTCAAAGACACATTGATGAAGATCAGACTGGACCATGACGTCGTTGTTGTCGACGGCTACAAGACAAGATCGTTTGGCCGCAAGGTTGAGATCAACCGCATGTGGCTCATTGATCCAGATTGAGGTGGCGGCCATGTGGCGGCGCAACAAGAAACAGGCTGCTGTCTTTGAGCAGCCAATCCATGTTCACACAATCCCAGTGGAGGCAAGCGTGTCAGACAGACAAGATGTTTCAATTTGGTCAAGGGCGTCTGACCAGGTTGACACCAACCCATTGTTGCGTGATGTCGCGTTCAACAAGCACTCACGCAACTTTGCTCCCGGCGGCGCAGACATCGTGTCGCCAACTGCCCAAGGCATAAACCAGGTTGGCATCGATGGCATTGGTGTCAAGTTGGTTCAAGGCCTGCCTGCTGAGCGCGATGTCGCACGTGTCATCTGGAAGGGTCAGCAAGCAACGAAAGGCGTTGATATCTCTGACGATTCAGCGATGGACGCGGCAATTGGCGACGACCCTGAGGGTTGGCAGGAAATGTTCAAGGGTGGCCTACAAACGGCCATGGAAGCATTCGTGCTCGTGTTTGAGGTGTCGGGGGCGTCACGTACATGTACGCACCAAATTGTGAGGTCACGGCGAGCAGGCTTTCACCAGCAGTCGCAACGTGCGGGGTCATATGTGACTGAGGATGGCATTGGCACCAACGTGCGGGTACCTGAGAGCGTCAGACGAGCCATGGTGGCGGATGGTGACGTTGCTGACGCATGGCAGGAAGCGTTGTACTGGTCGCGTCGTGCGTACCGTTTGGCTTGTGAAGCCGATGTGTCGTACCAAGACGCCAGGTACATCTTGCCTGAGGGCACAACGAATTACATCATGTGTGAGTACACGCTTCGTGAGTTTCTCAACGTGTACGCATATCGCGCATGTTCGATGTTCTCCTGGGAGATCACGCACGTTGTTCGTGAGATGGGCAAGTTGCTCGTGGCGGACAGTCCTTGGCTAGTTGGGACAGGTGGCGATCCCAAGATCAGTTGTGAACGGTCAAGTGGCCCGGCTGAATTGGGTGGCCACATGTGCACCTTCCAGGGTTGGGAAAGGGTCGAATCACAATGCGCGTTCCCTTGGGCCGTCGAGTCGAATCGGACGTTCAAGCCCCGGTCCAACATCTGAGAGTTTGTGACAGCGGGACGCACAAATGGATGACAGTGGTGAGTGCTGGAACTGTTGCCCGGCAGTGTGTTTACTGTCACATCTGGGAGTACGCAGACCCAAGTGAGGAGCACACGTCGTGGACATAAAGACACCACAAGAATGTCGTGATGCTTGGGCCTTGTCAGCAGCGTGGGCGCGACAGGATCAAGAAGGCTATGCAGCGCTGTTGACGCCGTACATGGATGACAGGCAAAAGGCATTTGAACTCATCAGTGCTTTCTCGATGATGTTTGCTCAGACATACGCGATGTTTCTGGATGTTCCCATGGAAACAATTCATGAGGGACTTGAAGTTGCCTTAGCACAATTGGTGCTACAGGAGGATGGTGGATAGTGCCTGCTCACACCGACTGGAGAAATGTCACAGTCAATGAAGCCTGGTATCAGGCGCGACAGGCTGAGTTGACACCGGTGACTGCTGATGGCTTGTGTAAGGCTCGTGGATTCCCCACCACAGAGCGCATGCTCAATGCCTTGTCGAGAGGTGTTGGCTGGCATGGTGGGGAGCAACGTTGGGTGATTCCATTGCCCAACATTCACGGCAACATCTACCAAGCCAAGTTGTGGCGTAACTACACAGCTGAAGCCCAAAAGAAATACAGGTGGATGACTGCGGGTGGGCCACGAGCCGCTGAATTGTCGGTGAGTGGTGAACCTGTTGGGCGGCTGTTTGATTTGCCATGGGTGATCGAACACGCCGACAGCGCAAAGGGTGGCGGCTGGTTGTGGTTCCTGGAAGGCGAATGGGACGTCATCATGGCCCGCATTGGCGGGCTCGCAGCCACGTGTAGCATTCTGGGTGCCGGTGCTAGCACTCCTTGGTTGCTAGACGAGTTTGGAGGTGAAGAGACAGCAAGGTCTTTGCTCATGCGCTTCAAAGGCATCGGCATCGTGTATGACACCGATAATGCTGGTGACGTTGGCGTGCTCAAGATGAGCAAGACACTTGAAACAATGTGCGACAAGTTGGCAATTGACGCGCACCACCCAGAGTGGCACGGAATCAGGGCTGTCGATTTGCGACAGTCGGAATGGTACAAAGGTGAACAAGGCTGGGACTTCAGTGACTTTGTCCATGCTGCCATTGCTGCGAAGCAAGGTGGTCGTGCGCCGAAGTGGCTTGTGTCTTCTGTTGAAGGCACAGATGAATCAGGTCATGTCTTCATTGCAGCAATGTTTGGCCTTGACCCTTTGGATTCATCTCAGCCATCGCTTGACACAGTGTTTGTTGATCGTGAAGGCATCAAGACCATCGACATCAAGGACATTCTTGATGCTGGGTTCCGCTACGCTGTCTCATCGGGCACCCGCAACCAGGGCATCTTTCACGCTGGACAAAAGGCTTTGCGGGGTGGTTGGCGCTACGATGAATTGGTGGATGAACAGGCTGGTGAAAGGTACGTTGAAACAGTGAATGTGATGTTCCCTGACAGGGAGCCATTCACAGTTGCTGAGGCGTATGAGCAACTCAAGCGATCTTTCCTGCTCTACAAAGGCCAGGTCAATTTGGCCGATGACATCGCCAACATGAAGCGCATTTACTACTACTTCCCATTTGTCATGGTCCACCCAAATCGTGGTTGGTTGTGGTGGTCTGGCGAGCACTGGGAGGCAGGCGAGTTGCAGGTGTGGGATCATGTGCGTCGCATCCCTGAGAAGATTGATGAAGAGTCATCGCGTATGTTTCAGGCTGGTGATCCATTGACTGCTGCGACGCTCAAGAAGTGGGCCAAGCAGTGTCGCAACGATCATAAACACCGAATCATGATGAACATGGCCAAGACATCATTGTTGTTCCACCCGAACAAGGATTTGGGCGAGGCTTGGGACGGCAATCCAATGATGCTTGGCATGCCACACGGCGTGCTTGACCTGTCTGATGGCCGAATTATGACAGGTGCTATTGCTCGGGACAAGTTCTGCTCAATGACGACGCGTGGAACAGTGGCCTCGCCTGATGAAATTGACAGTGATCCTGACCTGAAAAGGTGTTGGGAGCGCTGGCAATCATTGCTGGATGACTGGTTGCCGGACAAGGACACCCGCGAAACAGTGCAAGAAATCATGGGCACCTCGATGGTTGGTCGCCTGGACGAGCACATTTGGGTGTTTCAGTCAACAGGGCGTGGTGGCAAAAGCACGTTGCTCGATGCTTGCAAGATCGCAATGGGCGATTATCGGTATGAGATCAGTGGTCCTGTCGTCACAAATAAGGCCACAGACAACAGCAAATCGTCAGCCATTGCGGGCCTGGATGGAAAGCGCCTCATCGTGATCAGTGAAGTTGGCGGTCGCATGCTTGATGCTGAGATGTTGAAGCAGTTGACAGGCGAGACAGAGACCATGGGTAGAGCAATGCGGTCAAATCCTCAGCCAGTGCAGAATGTGGGCTCATACTTCATCATGACCAACCATGCTGTTGACCTCCATGGCGACCAGTCAGAAGCGTTGCGTGGACGGCTTGTCATCGTGCCATTTGTGCGACGGTTTGTCGACCACACCAGGTTGGGTGAGCAGGAATATCGGTCAGCACGTGCCGAAGGCTCAGTGCTTGAACGCTCGGACCAAGTCAAGCACATTGCGATGGGTCGTGAACCTGGCTGGGAACGCATGCCTGACGCAGTGCTAACTTGGATGTTCAATGGTTGGGAGCGAGTGCGGGAGCGTGGGCACGTCGTGTTCTCTGAGGCAATGACGTCAATCACGAACCGTGTGTGGGCTGAAAGTGATTGGCTAACAACGTACTTCACTGAGTCGGGGCTGTGGGTGCCTGATGGCTTCACTGTGGTATCAACACCTGGCCTCACGCAGAATATCAGTGATTGGGCACTCTCGACTGACCAGGAGGAATTGAACAAAATGCTGTTGCGCAATCCTTCACAGGTCGTTGCTGAGCAGCTGAAGAAGATGGAAGGCCGTGGATATCAGTTTGTCGGCAAAAGCACCAGGGCATTGTGGATGAATGGGAAGCGACAGGTAAATGCCTGGAGAGTACCGTGGACATTTATCGGTGGTTGAGGCGGATACCAGAACACCCGAAAACACTGCTACAACACGTGAAAACGTGTTGGTATCCGCGCTATCCGCCGTTCGCTCTACTATACACGTAAGTCTGTCGGCCTCTTATCGCAACACATGTTGGATATTCCAATAAGAGATAACAGAATCGGGGCGACTGGTAATAGGGAAAGCGGCGGATACGGCGGATATGCCCTGGTCGGAGTATGTTCAAGGTAGATACGCGGCAGGGACTGAGCAGATACCGACGGATACAAGGAGGACAACAAGAATCATCATGGGTACCAACATCTTTTCAATTGATCCTGGAGGCACGACAGGCTGGGCCTTCATGAAGGACGTTGATATCGCCACCCTCCCGCAAGGCGAATGCGACATCAATGTGATGGCTGGCCAGATGGGAGGTGATGAGAATCAACAAGCGATTGACTTGTTCAAGATCATTGATTATGCGTGGCCGTGCGCTGTCGTGATTGAGGACTTTGTGCCTCAAATGCTCAACAAAGAGCGCCACTTCCTGTCACCCGTCCGCATCACCAGTAAGCTGGAATTGTTGCTATGGCAGGTGAATCGGCGTCACGTCAAGCAAATGCCCAGCATGGCAAAGAGCACGATCAGTGATGAGCATCTCAAGGTTGTGATGATGTTCCAGCCAGGGATGCCACACGCAAATGATGCGTGCCGACATGGGCTCACATTCTTGCGACGTGTCGTGCGATCGCCATGGTTCTATGACAAGCTGATCGAGCCAATTGGCCTTGATGGGAGTTGATGTGTGGAAGCGTTGGAAGGCATGGCGTCGCAGGCGCTACATGGACGGTGTTGCCAAACGGCTCAAGGAGCAACGATGACGGTCAAGCCAGGTCAATTGTGCTCTGTGACTGGGCGCAAGCGATTCCCGAAAGGCACTGCCCTGCATGTGCTCAACGTGTTGAAGGCCAAGTCACGAAATGGCGGCGAGGACAGCCCCGCATATGTCAGTGAATGCTTCTACTGCGATGACTGGCACTTGTGGTACTCAAATAGCCAAATGAAGAAGGCTGGTGGCAAAGACAAGTGAAGTGGCAGCAAGTGATTATCAACCCTAGGCTCAAGACGATGATGGACGCAGATGGCTCCAAGCACGTGATGATCTACAGCTGTCGCGTGAACGATGGTGCGCTGCAAGTCATCATCAGCCAAGACAATGCGTTGTGGCATTTGTCTATCAGTCACTCTGGTGGGCTGCGGCCATCGCGCTACCCTGTGTGGGATGAGATCACTGATGCGCGATACACGTTGCTACCAAAGGACATCACCATGGCGATGATCTTGCCGCCACCAGAGCAGTATGTCAATGTCCATGAGACAACATTCCACCTTTGGGAGATACCGTGACCGAGATTGACAGGCAGCGCTACATCGATGACATGCACGCCATTCAGACAGGCATCGCCATGATGATCGAGCACAACGCAACGACAGGTGCACGCTATGCCGAGATTGAGCCCAAGCATTTGCGGGTGGGGATCAACAGCGCGATGATTGACACAGGCGCGTTGATGGCGTTGTTGGTCAACAAAGGCTTCATCACAATGGATGAAGTGGATGCCGCTTTGGCCGACATGGCTGACCGCGATGTTGAGACGTACACCAAGATGGTCAATGATGCGTTGGGTGGTGAAGGCAGGATTCACCTTGGCTAGCAACAGGTTTGACGTTGCCTATGGTGGGGTGATAACAGAATAAATTAGGCCGCCGAAACGCTTGACTACAACAGCCCTATGGCGTAGCGTCCGCGACAGTAGGGCTGTCGGCAATTCCCTGTTGGAAGTCCCGATGTTTCGCTTTGGAGGACAAGGTGCCCAGCCCCAATCTGAACCACATCAGCCGATGGGTGGGTCATGCCCAGCGGCTGAACCCGCATGACCTGGCAATTGCCACATACGTGCACATTCGCATCGTGGAGGAAATGATGGCTGATCTTCAGCAGTCGGTAACTGACCTACAGGTGGCGGTTCAGGGTGTGAGCGACAGGCTCGCTGCCGGTGGCCAGGACCTGACACAAGCGCTGGCTGACGCGCAGGCGGCAAACGCTGCGCTCCAGGCTGCGTACCAGCAGCAGCTGTCTGATGACGCTGTCGAGGATGCGCAGTTCCAGGCCACCATCGATGACCTGAACGCGCAACTGGCGACTGCAACTGCTCAGGCCCAGGCAGCGGCTGACGCAATTCAGACCGAGGTGGCCAACCTGAACAACATCGCTGTCGGCCAGCCGGTCAACCCACCGCCTGTCGATACTGGCCTTGACCCCAGCCAGGGCGCACCGCCCAGCGATGGCCCAGTCGTCAACCCCGTCTGAGAAGGCACGCTGAAACATCATGTCTAGCAGCGTGATTCCGATGCCCCAGCGCCCGGTGCACAACACCTATGGCGCTGGGCTGGAGTCAGACATCACTGCCTTTGAGGCGCTGTTGTCTGAGGTGCGTCGGTGTCACGCTGCTATTGTTTGGCTTGAGGGCTATGTGGCCAAATTGCCCGAGTGGGCCGTGTTTGAGGACACAGAAGTGACATGGGGCACAGAGGCTGAGGTCAGCCGCATGGGTCGCCCACAAGCGCAGCCAGGCACGTTGAAGTACATGCTTCAAGTTGAGCGCCAGAAGCAACTCAACGGTGGCCGTCGCAAGGCTGGCGTCCACCCCGCAGTACAGCAATTGCTCAAAGAGCGGCAGCAGTTGGTCAATGTTTGCACATCAGCATTGCGTGTCGGCGTGGCGCTTGATCAAATTGAGTTGGCTAAGCGCCAGGGTGCGATGCTGTTCCAGGCAATGCGCAACTTTGCCCTTGCCACAGGCCAGGACATCGATGATCCTGGCCTGATTGACAAGATGACTGCCGCACTCGACCAAGCGATGGTGATGGTCGATGGGCGTTGAGCCAGAAATGATGAATGCTCTCGCGGGCGCACGCGAGGAATCGGCCAAGCACGCACAAAGCCTGAGACTCGTTGGTGACCCTGTTGGATGGGCACGCGACAAAGACATTCTGCTTTGGAGCAAGCAGCAAGAGATCATGCTAGCACTGGAGGATCACAACAGGGTGGCTGTGCGCTCGTGCCACGACAGCGGCAAGTCATTTGTCGCTGCGGTCATTAGCAGCCGCTGGCTTGACGGCCACCCGCAAGGGCAAGCAAGAATTGTGACCACCGCGCCAACAATGACGCAGGTGCGTGGCATTTTGTGGGTTGAGATCAACCAATTGCATGAGCGTGCCAACCTGGCTGGCCGCGTGAACCAGACAGAGTGGTGGATCGGCAGTTACCTGGCGGGCATCGGGCGCAAGCCCAGTGACTACCGGCCTGAGGCGTTCCAAGGTCTGCACGCCAGATGGGTGCTCATTGTCATCGATGAGGCTAGTGGTGTGAGTGCTAGCCTCATCGATGCTGCCGAGACGTTGGCTACCAACGTGAACGCCAAGATCCTTATGATCGGTAACCCAGATGACCCACAGTCTGAGTTTGCCAAGATCCACGCTGAGCCCGTCAAATATGGGTACCACACGATCAAGATCAGCGCGTGGGACACACCCAATTTCACGGCTGAGAAGGATGTCTTGTTGGCCCATGGCGCGCAAGGTGAACTACTGTCTGAGGTCCTGCTCTCCCCGCAATGGGTTGAGAGCCGTCGTCGTGTGTGGGGCGTGGACCACCCATTCTGGGCGAGCAAGGTAGAGGCTGAATTCCCAAGTCAAGATGCCAATGCGATCGTGAGAATACATGACATCTTGGCGGCGCAGGTTCCGTTTGCTGATCGTGATAGCCCTAACGGCCATACCCTTGTGGCTCCAACAAGTTTGGGCGTTGATGTCGCAGGCAGCGAGACCGGTGACGAGACAGTCATCAGACTACTCATCGATGGCTGCAGGGTTGCTTCAGAATGGCGTGTCAGAACAACCAACCCCAGCGAGATTGCTGACCTGGTTGACATGGCTCAAATGCAAAGTGGCGCTCACATTGTCAACATTGACAGCATTGGTATTGGTTGGGGCGTTGTGGGCCTTGTTCGTGAGCGCTTTGCTGCTAGGTTCGTGGGCAATTCTTCGGCTGCTCCTGTGGTTGTGGCGTTGAACAGTGCGAGCAGCCCCACGACGGCACAGGCAAAGACCATGTACGGCAACCTGCGAGCGCAGTTGTGGTGGGAGTTTGGCCGCATGGCTTTTCAGAAGGGCCATGTTGACACCAGCGAGGCTGACAACAGGCTTGAACTTGAGGCCCAATTGCTCATGCCCAGGTACTTCATCAACAAAGGCAAGATTTGGGTTGAGGCAAAGGATGAGATCCGCAAGCGTCTGGGGCGCTCACCAGACAATGCTGATGCGTTGATCTATTCCACGTACCAATCCAAATCAGCCGGCATCGCCAGAATTGCTTCTGGCAGGAACGCCACCCTGCTTGGCGGCAAGCGGTCACCCTCCATGACCACTGGTGGTGCCGGTTCCCTCGTGCCCAGGCTCATCAACACTGGGAGACGCTAGCCCATGACCCTCAACGTGTTTCCAGCCACAGCGCGTGTCAACGGCGTGGAGTTCAAGAATTGTCGGGTGCGCACAAACAACAGCGCTGATGAGCGGCTTCAGGTTTGGGTCAATTCAAATGGCCAGCCGATGCTTGTGCTTGATGACCTGGTGGTTGAGACACCTGCGCCCTACAACATGTGGGCGCCCATGCAGGAGCGCACAGGCGTGTACATCACGACAACGAGCAGGGTGGACGTTGCTCAGGCAATGGGGTGTGGTTGTGGATCCCCATTGCGTAACATTCCCTCATGGCGAGCATTTGATGAACCTGTGATGGTGACCGCATGAACTGGGACATCTGGTACAACTTGCCGCTTTGGTTGATCTTTGTCGTCAACATCGGTGCCGTGCATCGCTTGAGCCGCATCATTGCTCGCGACACGATCACTGAACCCGTGCGCGCGAGGGTCACGGCCAAATGGCATGGGATGCTTGTGAACCTCATGCTCTGCATGTGGTGTCTCACGTTCTGGTTTGCCATCATCGCGGTGGCCCTCACTGCCTGGCACACCACCCGCAATTGGTGGTTGGTCATTGCCTCAATTCTCACGGCTGCTGACATTGCCGGCTTCATGAGTGAGCGAGCGTGATGTAAATGCCCATCATTGCGCGACGCCCACCGGTCATCAGGCTGGCGACACACAATGGCACGGCCACTGAGCCTGTTGTGCGCCATTTGCGACAGCAGCGATCTTGGGCCGCCAGTGCGCAGGTCATCAACCAGGGCAATCGCACTGAGGCGTCACGCATTCGCAAATTGAAGCAGGGCTGGCAAGAGGAAGCATGGGAGTACCGTGACGCCATTGGTGAGTTGCGTTACGCCACAACGTATCTCGGCAATGCTGCGCGGCGCATGGTGCTCGTGCCCAGTGCCTATGTCCCTGGCGAGATCAACCCCATTCCGTTGGACGAGATTGACGAATGCCCCAAGCAGGTTGTCATTGCAGCGCAAGATGCGTTGGACCGCTTGGCCGTTGGTGGGCAAATTGCCGTTGGTGGCATGCTGCGCGACATCACTGAGAACTTTGAGGTTGCGGGCGAATGCTATTTGATCGGCACCACCGACAAGGAGACCAAGACAGAGCAGTGGGACATCCGTTCAATCAGTGAGGTGTCAATTGACAATGAGGGCAACGTCACCATCAAGGATGCGGGCGACACCCAGGGCGTGCCATTGCCCGCTGATGCCTTCATCTCACGACTGTGGTGGCCACACCCACGGCGAAAGGCATTGGCGGACAGCCCGTTCAAGGCCATCCTTGACATCTGTGAGGAGTTGCTCATCCTCTCACGCGACATCAGAGCATCTGGCCGAAGCAGACTTGCCAACTCAGGTCTGCTATTGCTGCCGGACACCCTCACTGTCGTTCGTGCGAACACCGAGGATGATGCCAATGCCCAGGAATCTGGCGATGAATTCTTTGAGGAACTCATGGCCACAGCCATGGCTGCAATTCAAGATGAAGGGTCGGCAAGTGCCATTCTGCCGATCGTTGTGCGTGGCCCGACAGATGCGCTAGCAGCGGTCAAGCAAATCACGATCAGCCGCCCAGATGTCGTGAACGCAGGCAAGCGCGATGAACTGATCACGCGCATGGCCACGGGCCTGGACCTCCCCGCAGAAGTGTTGACGGGCAAGAGTGATCTCAACCACTGGACAGCATGGCAGATCAGTGATGACACATTCCGTCACCACATCGAGCCAATCATTCAGGTTGAGACCGATGCGCTGACACTTGGCTACTACAGGCCTGAACTCATTGCACGCCAGGTTGACCCTGAATGGATCAACCGCATCGTGCTGTGGTATGACCCCACAAACTTGGTCACGCACCCTGACCGTGGCAAGGATGCGCTTGATGCCTGGGACCGCATGGCGATCAGTGATGAGAGCCTGCGTGGCTACATGGGCTTTGATGAAGGCGATGCGCCAGAGACCATGGAGTTGTTGGAGCGCATGGTCCGGCACGCCAAGACCGTTGACCCAACAATTGCTGCACAAATTGTTGGCCGTTGGGACCCGAGCATCGACATCACAGAAGCCACCAAGAAGGCGGAGCCGCCGCAAATCAACCTCATGCGGCCTGCGCCTGGAGCCCCACCCGAGGGCAACCCAGAGAACCAGCCCGACGGTGGCGAGCAAAGCCCACAGGGTCCACCTGAAGCCGCTGGCCCGCAAGAACTTCCTGCGAGTGCCAGCATCATTCGGTGGCCGCAGCGGCAATTGAAGGCGCCAAGTTACTCGACAAATGGCCATCGTGCGACGATGTCGCAGACAGCCGTTGAGAAGGGCAGCAAGCGGCTCAACGAGATTGACCGTGACCTGCGCACGCGAGTTCACCAAGGCGTCAATGACCAAATGCGGCGAGCGTTGGAGCGCACAGGCGCAAAGATCAGGACCAAGTTGCAGGCCAACGCTGCCGGGCGTGCGTGGCTGCGTGACCACAACATGCCGCCCATCGAAATTGCCTTGGGCTTCAGCAAGATTCCCAAGAACATTGTCGCAGCGGCTGGCCTTGACGAGCAGCAACTCATCGAGCAGTCGTGGGATGAATTGTCCACCCTGTGGGATGAGTGGATGGACTGGGGCGATGACGCCATTCTTCGGCAAATTGCCAAGATGACGGGCATTGACGTCAACACCATGTTTGCCCACAAGGCTGAACTCAAGTCTGCTGGCGATGAGGGCTGGGGATTCATCAGGCAGCGCCTGACAAGTCTGGCCACAGGCTTCCTGAGCGACACTGGCGTGGGTGCTGTCGATGAGGCCATCACAACAAGCAGCCTTGTCGACATGGGTGTTGTTCGGCGCGCAATTGGCTACGCAAGTGGTGCGGGCCAGCAGGACCAGACAAGCGCTGGCCTGAACATTGGCAACGACATGAGTGTCGGGGTCATCCCGCAATTGAGCACAGGGCCCATCGCCCAGGATGCTCTTGCGAGTGGTGGTCTTGAGGTCGGTGGCTACACCTGGCAGCACGGCTTCACACCGAATCCCTTTGAGCCGCATGAAGAACTTGATGGCGTCGAGTTTGACTCGTGGACCGATGAGGCCTTGGTCAACAACGAGGCCTGGCCTGATGTGGACTACTTCATGCCTGGCGATCATGATGGTTGCTCGTGCGATTACTTTGTCAATTGGCAAGCGCCTGAAGGTGCGTCTGTTGGCGCTGACGCTGGTGAAGGCGATGGTGGCCCAGAATGAGCCAAATGCCTGGCGTCTATGACATGACGCTGTACCGTGGTGACTCGTACGCATGGCTGTTCGTGCTGTGGGAGAATGCGGCAAAGACGCAACCTGTTGACCTCAGTGATGCTGTTGCCAAAGCCGAGATCAGGGACAAGCCCGCAGGCACGAACATCACACCGCTGGATTGCACAATTGAAGCAGGCACAAACAAGATCGACGCACAATTGTCTGCCGCTGACTGCCATGGGCTTCCCAAGGCAGGCACTTGGGATCTTCAGATCACCTTTGGCACTGTTGGCGTTCGCACAGTGCTTGCTGGCAAGGTGACGATCATAAATGACGTGACGGACTCTTCATGACTGAGCCGACACCGCCTGCCTTTGAGTCTCTCGACATTGTCGTGGGGCCAGGGATCAACGTTGTCGACGTCACGCAAACAGGTCAACCTGCTGTAGAAGTTGTTGAAGCGACAGGTGTTACGCCTGTTGACATCGAAGTTGTTGAGGTGCTCGCGGGTGTTGCTGGCCCACCAGGAATACAAGGACCACCAGGGACAAATGGGACAAATGGGACCGATGGAGCGACAGGCCCGGCTGGTCCGCCAGGCCCGCAAGGTGCAAATTCAACTGTTCCTGGCCCACAAGGCCCACAGGGTCCAGCCGGACCACAAGGAGCAACAGGTGCCACAGGAGCGCAAGGTGCAATTGGTCCAGCCGGACCCACTGGTAACACAGGCAATACTGGACCTCAGGGCGTTCAGGGCCCAATTGGCCCAACAGGCGCGACAGGGCCCACTGGTGCCAATTCGACTGTCCCTGGCCCAACAGGACCTCAAGGGGCAAAAGGTGACAAAGGCGACACTGGCGCTACGGGTGCCACAGGTGCCGCGTCAACAGTCCCTGGCCCTCAAGGCATTCAGGGAATCACTGGAGACGTTGGCCCGCAAGGCCCGCAAGGCATTCAAGGCATTCAGGGACCGACTGGCGCAACTGGTGCGACAGGTCCGACAGGCCCTACAGGACCAGGCCCGGCAACGGCAGACATCCAAGTCTTTAACACGGCAGGCTCATTCACTTGGACAAAGCCTGCCGGCACGCCCCAATTCGTCAGGGTCATCACAATTGGCCCAGGTGGTGCGGGAGGGGCAGGCAGACGTGGAGCAACGGGCACCCTGAGATCAGGTGGCGGTGCTGGAGGCGCAGGCGGCTTCACTGATCGGACCATCCCCGCAAGCCTTTGCGGGCCAACAGAAGCGGTGACAGTCGGGACTGGCGGCTCAGCAACGCCTGGGCAAACGGTAGACAGCAATAATGGTGGGAACGGTGCCAATGGTAGCGGTGCCTCATTCTTTGGTCTCGCGAGTGGCCAAAGATATGGCACGCGAGGCAGCGCAGGCTTTGGTGGTGGCGGTGGAAATGGTGGCGGATCAGGCTCTGGCGGTGGCTCCGGTCTAGGACAATTCAATGGTGGCCCTGGTGCAACATCAAGTGCGACAGGTGGCGCAGGACCCCAGCCGGGTAACGGGATTAGCGCACCCGCAGGCGGTGGAGCAGGCGGTGGCTTGGCCTCAGGCGGCGATGTGCCGACGAATGGTGGAGCAGGTGGAAACACAAACTGGCTCAATGGACTCGGGCAGGCAACGGGTGGCGTTGCGGGTGGTGCCCTACCGTCTGGTCCAGACTCGGCAACGCAAGGTTATTGCTTGGCGGCGTGGCAAGGTGGAACAGGCGGTGGAGGTGGAGCAAGCAGTGCGACAGCCGCAGGACAAACTGGCACAGCAGGGATGCAGCCCGGTGGTGGAGGTGGAGGCGGTGGAGCCAGCCTGAATGGCTTTGCCTCTGGTGGTGGCGGAGCAGGCGGCAATGGGCTCGTTGTCGTGATTACGACATACTGAAAGGTGTTGGCTAGCATGAGCGAACAGCCTGAGCAGGACATGCTGGACTTCCCTGAGCACAGCGAGCCAGAGGACATGGAAAACAACGACGATCAGGCCAATGAGATAGAGGCTGAGCAAGATGGTTGACACCAGTTACAACGGCTGGGTTGCGAGCCCCAACCCTGGCGTCATCGGCGTCCAGCCATTTGTCATCGCCGGTGCCTCATTCCCGCAGGGCATGAAGGGTGGCGATGTTGCCACCGTGCTTGGCTATGTGTTCAACCAAATGCATTTGCGTGTTGAACCGATCCATCCTGGTTGGTGCTGGGGCTACTCGTACAGGCCAAACGTCAACAACCCCAGGGTGTTGTCGTGCCACGCAAGCGCAACGGCTGGCGACTGGAATGCGCCTGACCACCCCAATGGGGCGAGCGGCACATTCACGCCGAACCAGGTTGGGATCATTCGCAACATTCTCCGTGAGGTCAGTTATTCTGTGCGATGGGGTGGTGACTTCAGCGGCAAGAAGGATGAGATGCACTTTGAGATCTGTGTCTCTGCATCAACTCTCGCACCCATCGCTGCTCGCCTCAGTGGCACAACGCCCAGGCCACCAAGGCCATCAATTCTGGATGAGGAAGTGGAAGCAATGCTGCTTCAGCGACAGTCAGACAAGAAAGGAATGCTCATCGTCGGTGGCAAGGCTGTTTGGGTCACCACCGGTGCCGACTATTCTGCCATGGATGCTGGTGGTCTGCCGGCAGCCGTCGTGAGTGATGCCTTGTTCGCCAGTGTGATCAAGGCTCTGGGTCAGCCCGTAGGATAGTGAATCTGGCCGCGTTCACTGCAACCAATGCGGGCTTCATTCTAGCCGCAATGGTTATCGCGCCGGCAGTGATTATCTTGGTGGTGCTCGCATTGCGTGGGTACAACATCAAGATCGACCTCACCAGAAGTAATGGTGGATGGTTCAGCCGCAAGCACAACCACAAAGATGACAATGGGAAGCATGAGGAGGGTGGCACCAATGGGTGAGACCGATGTTGAGGACACAGAGGTGGCTGCCATCGTCGCAGACGCTGTCCCTGACCTAGTCATCGGTGAGATGCCGGTGGACACGACCAACAGTTTCACCATGCCCGTCATGGTGCTTGAGGGTGCTTGGACTGGGGACAACCGCAAGATTGACCCTGGCGTCCTGACGTGGCGCGATCTGCCGCTGCCTGTCATGGCAATCACCAAGACCACCATGGGCCACGAGGATGCGGAATTGGTCGGCAAATTGACCAGCATCACTCGTGGCGACGCCAACGAGGCAAGCATGACAGACTCGCGCACTGGCGATGCCTACCCTGATGGCACCATGTACCTCAAGGCTGAAGGTGAGTTTGACTCAGCCGACTGGGCACAAGAGGTCAAGCGGCTTGTCAGCGATGGCTTCTTGCGCGGCGTCAGTGTCGATCTTGGCGATGTCACCAGTGAACTGGTCATCGTCGATGCTGATGGCAATGAGTCTGAAACAGACTTCTGGGATTGGCTGTTTGGGGATGGTGAGGATGAGGGCACTCTTGGTGAGAAGATCACAGCAGGTCGTGTCATGGGTGTCACAATTTGTCCCTTCCCTGCCTTTGAGGGTGCCTACATCGAGATCCCAGACGGAGACAGCACTCTCGTGTCTAGCGCTGCTCCAGCGAGTGACCCCAACGAGCAAGGACCATCGGTGATCAACATGGACAAGCCATTTGCTCGCACAGGCCCAATTGTTGCGGGCGCTGGTCCGCTTGCGCCGCCAGTCGAGTGGTTCGACAACCCTGGCCTTGATGGCCCAACGCCCATGATGATCGACAAGGCTGGGCGCGTGTTCGGGCATTTGGCCACATGGAATGAATGCCACACTGGCGTCACGGGTCAATGTGTCCGGGCACCCCGCAGTGCCGCGCAATATGCCTACTTCACGACAGGTGCTGTTCTCTGTGATGATGGAGAAAGCCTTGTCCCGACAGGTGTCCTCACAATGGGCACCGGTCACGCGGAGATTTGGCAGGATGCGACCGCTGCCAAGGCTCACTATGACAACACAGGTACTGCTGTCGCGGATGTCGCTGTCGGCGAGGACAAGTACGGCATTTGGTTCGCTGGAGCATTGCGGCCAGATGTTGGTGACCTCACCATTCGCGCATTCCGTGGATCGTCACTTTCTGGCGACTGGCGTCAACGTGGCGGTCGCCTTGAACTTGTTGCCGCGCTTGCGGTAAACGTGCCAGGCTTCCCCGTGGTGCGTCCGCGTGCTCGCGTGGCTTCTGGGCAGGAACAGGCGCTGGTTGCTGCCGGCATTGTCACAGCCAAGACAGCGCACAAGATGTCCACACAGGCCCCATCGGCACCTAGTGCTGCAATGCCTGAGAAGTATGAGAGGATGGTGAGGCAGTCACTGCGCGATCGTGTGCATCAGCACAGGTAAGGCAAGTGCCACATAGTGGTGCTGACGTCATCCACGATCAAACAAACATGAAAGGCAAGTCTGATGGGACCCAAGCTGAAGGCGAGGCTGGCGACAATCGCCAGCATGAGCAAGAGTGATCTTGCTCAACTGCGCCTGGACCTCAGGGCTGCCTTTGACCTGATTGACGACAATGGCGGATCGGTCGATGAAATGACCGAGATTGCCGACGCTGTCGATGAGGTCAAGGCAGAAGAGACCAAGCGCGATGAGGCCGATGCTCTCCGTGACCGTGTGCACGATGACGGTGACGCAGGCGAGCAGGACGACAGCGAGACCACGCCGGACTATGGCGCGCCTGAGGAAGAGCAGGCACCTGTGGATGCTCCTGCCAACCCCGACACCGTGCCCACGTACGGTGAGCCGAACACTGGCGATGACGATGGCGACACGGAGCACAGTGATCAGCCTGAGGGCATCGCTGCGTCCACGCGGCCACCGCTCGCTGATGTCAAGCGTGCGCAGAGCACCAGCCGAAAGGCTGTGCAGCCAACAACTCTCCGCGTCAAGAGCAGGATGGTTGCTGCTGGCGATGTCGCAGGGTTCAGTGCCGGCCAGGAGATCACCACCACGCGTGATCTTGCCCTTGCAATTCAGCGCAAGCTGGAAAGCATTGGCCGCAATGGCCCGTCGGGTGACGTGGTTGTCGCGTCCATCCACAAGGAGTACCCTGCCGAGCGCACGCTGGGCGACGACGCAATGCTCAACGATGAGATGATCGAAAAGGTCGTTGGCGCAGAAGCACTTGTCGCATCTGGTGGGCTTTGCCAGCCGGTGGCGGTGGACTACGCCATCAACACCATCGGCTCCACGGCACGTCCACTCCAGTCCTCGCTGCCGTCATTTGCGGCAACGCGCGGTGGCCTGCGGTTCACCCCGCAGCCTCTGCTCGGCACGGTCACGCCGCCCACGCCGTACACCATCGCAATGGATGTTGCAGCGACACCCAAGACGTGCTTCACGATTGTCTGTGGAACACCTGTTGAGGCTGATGTTTACGGCATCCCGGTGTGCATCAAGGTCGGCAACTTCCAGGGCAGGTTTGCCCCGGAAACCGTTGCAGCGCAGGCATCCCTGCTTGATGTCGCGACGGCACGTGTGGCCGAGGCCACGCTGCTCAACGCCATCGACGCAGGCTCGACTGCTGTGACGTCAACAGGAGTCCTGGGCGAGATCAGGACCATCCTGCCGACCCTGGACCTGCTCAACGCTGGCTACAGGTACCGCAACCGACTGGACAACACCAGCCAGGTTCGGCTTGTTCTGCCGGCATGGGTGCGGGACGCTGTGCGCGCAGACCTGGCAATGGAACTGGCGCACGACCGCGATGGCAGCGACAACAACCTGGCGGTCACCGATGCCCAGGTGGACGCCTACTTCGCATCGCGCAACGTCAGCACGGTGTGGATGCTGGAGGACAAGGCAAACTCGTTCGGCGGTGCCCAGGGCGCAGGTGCCCTGAACGCATGGCCGAACACGTTTGTTGCGTACTACTACGCAGAAGGCACCTGGCAGTTCCTGGATGGCGGGCGCATCGACCTTGGTGTGACCCGCGACAGCACCCTCAACGCCACGAACGACTATGAAATTTGGCGTGAGGACTTTGAGGGCATCGCAAAGCGTGGCGCGGAGTCCCTCAAGTGCACCGTCACCACCCACCCGACAGGCATGTCGGCAGGCACCCTCCAGGTGGCCTGAGCAACTGAGGCTGGATGAGAGGTCAGATTGCGCGATGGGGCATGGCGCAGGTGAGAGGGATATCTGGCCTCTCATCCACTCAATGGAGGTGACATGACAACCACAGAATTTGGGATCGGCACGGTTGACAGGGAGTTTGCCCTGGTGGCCGCTGGCCTGCAGATGCCAGTAACGCCATCGGCTCCAGTGGCAAGCCCGGTCAACCTGGTTCGGTCCTCCCGCATTCCGCCAGATGAGACAAATGGCCGTTGGGTCAATGGGTTTGCCTATCTGCCTGAGGGCGTTGGCAAACTGACGATGTTCGATGATTGCTCAAACACAGAGCAGACCATCGCTGACATCACACCATTTGTGTCAGACTGGCAGCCATACGTTCTGAGTGCGCAGTTCAGGTGCTCAACGTTTGGCTTTGACGCGGCTGATTACATGGGCCGCGCAACAAGGCTGCTCGATGCCGCTACACCCAAGATGCTTGAGGAGGAGTTCTGGAATGGGACTCTTTCGCAGGCAGCAAGCCTGGCAAACACGTGGCTGGAGAAGGCTGGTAGCACAGCGTTCACGGCCACGTCGATGCGGCAGGCATTCGCCATTTGCGAGCAAGCACTTGGCGATGCGGCATATGGTGGGCGTGGATCAATTCACATGCCACCCTACCTGGTGCCGTACGCGGCATTTGAGCAGCTGATCAGGCGTGAGGGCAACTTGCTGCTGACAGACAAAGACACCATCGTGGTGCCTGGGTCTGGCTACGGCAAGATGGCCGACGCACCGGCAGGCTTGCACGTGTATGCCACTGGTATCACTGATGTTCGCCTTGGCGACATCATCGTGACGCCGGACGGTGGCAACATGGCGCAGAGCATCGACAAGGCAAGCAACACAGTGGTTGTCAAGGCTGAGCGTTACGCATGCGCCAGTTGGGATGAATTGCTGTGGGTCAAGGTAACCGTCACTCTGCCGTGAGGAGGACAGATGGCAAACCTGTGCGGCGCCTCATTGCAGTGTGCCGCTATCCGCGTGACTGAATTGGATGCCGCTGGCGTTCCACAGCCAGGCGCAGCCATGTACGTCACCGACAATCTGGTGAAGATCGACTTCAACCCTGAGATGGAAACAGGGCAGGAGATCAGCAACAAGAATGCGGCCGGCAACCTGTGTGTTGTCTACCGTTCACCAGACATCATGAAGAGGCTGACAATGACCGTTGAGGTCTGCGTCCCTGACCCTGAGTTGGAAGTCCTGCTCAGTGGTGGTGATCTCTTCATGGAGGGCACCGGTCCAAGCGCTGAGGTCATGGGTTGGTCCTACCCACCGCTCATGGTTGACCCCACGCCGAACGGGTGCTCCATCGAAGCATGGACACGGTACGTCATCGATGGCTATCAGGACCCTGATCAGCCATTCATCAGATGGGTGTTCCCTCGCAACAAGCTGCGCAAGGGCAACAGGACCATCGACATCAACGCCATGGCCAACGTCTATGAGGGATTTGCAATTGAGAATCCTTCATGGGGCGATGGTCCACTGAATGACTGGGAGTGGGATTCATCCCGAGTCGCTCAGGCTGCATTTGCGGACAGCGTCCCGACCGTGCAGTGTGGCGGCATGACAGTGCCCACCTCTCCTGGTGCGGCAACTGGTGCTACGGCTGGTGTTCCTGGTGCTTGGACCCCAAGCGGCGCAACACCTCCAGCCACCGTCGCTGCTCTGATCGCTGGCACGCCCAACACGGTCGTGGCATCGCCAGGCACCGCATGGACGACTGGCCAGTACGTTCAGACGGCAACGGCTGGTGTCCCTGGCCAGGCGCACTGGAATGGCACCATCTGGGTCACTGGCGTTGCGTGAGGATGAGCCATGGCTACTACAACTGACTGGGTGACACTCGACCAGATGATGGAGTACCTGGGGAGTGACGCACCTGACGACACGACTGGTGAGGCACGACTTGCCAACGCAATTTCATCGGCAAGCGAATCGCTGTATGCGCTGAGTGGGCGCAAGTTTCCTGGCATCCTTCAGGCCACGGTGCGACCCACAGCCCGCATGGAGCAAGTGCCATATCCTGAGCGTCGTCCAGGGCAAATTGGGTCTTTGTCGTGGCCGAACCAGACGTGGGGTTGGTGCTATGGTGGGTTGCATCTCACCTGTTCCAACCCCACGTCAATTGGTCTTGGTAGAGGACCAATCATCAGTGTGGAAGAGGTTGTCCTGCATGAAGAAATCCTTGACCCGATCAACTACAGGGTTGAGGATCAGAAGTGGCTCGTGCGCAGTGACTGCAGTGGCTGGCCAACATGCGGGTGTGAGTCCTGCCATGATCCATTCATGGTGTCCTTCACATTCGGTGAAGAGCCGCCACAATTGGGCATCGACGCAGCAACGATCCTGTCCGCTGAGTTGTATCGCGCCAACACACCCAACCAAGTCTGCAAGTTGCCCGTGCGTCTGACGAGCATCACCCGTCAGGGCGTGACGATGGCCGTCATCGACAGCATGGACTTCTTCAAGAATGGCTTGACGGGCAACTACCAGGTTGACCTGTTCATCAAGACCTTCAACCCTGCTCAGCAGATCAGGAAGCCAATTGCGTTCAGCCCGGACATGATAAACACGGGCAGGCGTACCACGTGGCCGACATCGTGAGGA